TATTAGATACAGTTGAAGCGTGTAAGTTAGCTTCTGTTGTTATGGGTTTCCATATAACCATTTTAAATTCCTCGTGTTATGTATGTATTTATATCTTTTAAATCTTTAACTTTCGTAATGACCGTCATGTTCATGGTTTTCAGACAATAAATCGTCCTGTATTTGTATATAATCTGGTTCTTCAGCATAGAGTGTTCTCCACTCGAAAAGTAGATCATTAAATGCTGTGTTTGTTTCTCTATTTGCTGTAGGAAAAGTTGTTGTTTGTTTATTAGTTGGTATTAAATATGTAAGTTCTCTTGATGATAATGCGGTATTATTATCCCAATCTGGTCTACTTACTTCTATTGTTGGTTCAGNATCATCAAAGTTATCTCTGATTAATACTGTTTTCATGACTATTGGGTCTTTGTATACTGACACGACCAATGTTATGCCATAACAAGTATCGTCAGCTTTTCTTAAAAATGTTTCTGTNGTATTAAAATGTAACATATTATTTCCTTAACAACATTNTGCGATTGTGGTGGAGTATAACCCGAACATACCAACGAAAAATCTAAATGTTCTCGGTCTGNNTAGNGGNTTCTGTAACTGTAAAATCTAGTTGTATTCGGACTTTTACTTGACGATTATTTCCAGCACATTCAAAGGTACCATTATGACGACAATCAAATCCAATTTTTGTGTTAGTTGACGCTAATGATGAACTTGTAGAACCCGAACTAACCGTTGAGGTCGTAGCTAATTGGGTGGTGTTTTCTAGTGTAGTCGCGGATACAGATACGGTTGTACTCGTATTTGTAGCGATACCAGCTAGTCTAGCACACTCAACATCACTACTATTCCCATCAAAAGCACTACCTTCTTTGTTATGGTTACCAAAGTTTCCGAAAGCCCCACCACCAACATACCATACTAAATCATTACCCACTCTTTTACAGTATATTTCACCTGATAATCTGACCAGTACTTGACAACTTCCTGAGGCTTGATTAAATACATTGACCGTCTCACTCTCACTACCAGTACTTGATGTTGTACTACTGAACACTATAGGATCATTAATGGTTAATGATTTGAATTCACTCACTTCATGGTTATTACTACCACCCATGTTCATGTTATCAGCTACCGCAGAGTCCTGTGTGGTTAGTGTTATTGAATCTGTTAATGTGTATGTTTGTCTACTGTTGGTGGGATTTAGGATAACTTGTTTCTGACCTAGACCTTGTAGACTGACATTGGAGTTAGCCGTAGCACCAAGTTCAGTAGCTATTGCACTGAATGTTACATTACTAGTACCTATCGCCATGAGGTGTACTCCTTAAATCTTTTAATCATATTATTATTTATGTCTTCTCTAACAGCGGATTGTTGACCTCTTTTAATAGCATCAATCCATTCTAATGCAACTTTATTAGGTTTTCTAGCCCATGTTGTCAATTTACCTGCAACACTTGTATCTATTGATCCACCGTTATTTTGAATTTCATGATAATCTCTACCCAAGAATTTTTTCATCATCTTTCTGACATTCTGAGCTGCAGCATGTGATTTCTCTAAAATCTTTGGTGGTACAGTTCTAGCTCTTTCATTATTTCTTTGTAATGCTACATCTAAATCAGTATCAATGAATATAGCTTTAACATCATATCCCCAACTTTTTAATTCTCGCATCATTTTAAATGTCTTTCCTTGGTCACCTGATGTTGAATCAATTAAAATACCTAGTCTACCTGCAATCAATGATTGATATCTTTTGTCTGTTAATGACTTTGCAAACATTCTAGCGACTTCTCTATCTTCTGCTTCGTTCTCTGGCATTTTTAATGAAAGTCCTTTTCGTTTCATTAACATCTCAAAATAGTTATCTGAGTTTACAACTACTAATCCTAATGATTTAAGTCCTAATTGTTTCGCGACAAAAGACTTACCACTACCTGGTCCACCAGCGAGTACTATAGCTTTGAATATTCCAGGATCATTTACACCCTCGTCTAATTCAAGTACTAAATCGTCTTCTTTATATTTAATTAATTCCATGTTTATTCTTAGCCATTGTCATTGCTGTTGCATGCATTACTTCGTCTGCTCTTTTACCGTATCTTTTGACAAAATCATCTCGTTCTTTTTTTAAATCTTTATACATCTTTTCTTTGTCAACTAATACTTTCTTCGGTACTTCTTGTTCTTGTACTCTCTTTTTAGCGTAACTTAATACAGACTGACCTGGTGTATGATCTTGAGCGTATTCTCTACCCGCTTCTGTACCCCATTCATGCTTTTGAGGATTGTATAACTCATACATAAAGTCTGGAAATATATCTTCTTTTAATCCCATACCCTTCTGTACAGCTGTATATAACTTATCACCGAGTTTATAACCTCTAGGTAATGAGTTGATGAATGTTTCTTTATCACCCATGTGAACTAATTGTCTCATTTTAGACGCTGACATACCGTCAACACCTTCTGAATCTGGGTCTCTTTCACCTGCTGATACAACTTTAATTGAATCCATTTTATAATAACCGTGTCGAGCTTTGATACCGTTATATTTGTTTAATAGCATATCAAACTCTTTAATTCTATCTGAACCTACAACCATTTGAATGTGTGTATATCCATTATCGTATAGATTTACTACAACATCAAATACGGTTCTAGCTTCTGTTTTTTGTACATCAATACCACTCGGTAACATAGGATTCATAAACTGTCGAATCTGTTTGTTAGTCAATGGATTTTTCTTCTTGTCTGTTGTGTGTGAAGTGTATATGTGTACATCATGACCACGAGCTATCGATTTCATCTTCGCTGCTAATTTCATGTGACCTACTGTTGGTGGATTAAATCTACCGTATGTAAATGTAACACCTTTATCTTTAGCTTCATTTAACTGATCGAATGTTTTTAATTCAACTGATTCGAATTTGTATTTTAACATCTTCTCTATAGTCTTATCTTTCTGTTTTGTGTAGTATGACAACTCACCAGCTAACGCCAACTTATCACCATTATTCAACTTCTGAAACCAGTTCATGAATGTTAGATAACCTCTTTTACCTTGTGACACAGCATCTTTAGCTAACTTCTCTAAAGGTTTATCAAACTTACTCACATCTTTCGCCATGTTAGCGAAACCTTTTATCGAAAGTTTTAAAAAATTGTCTTGATCGTTTGTACTCATATTTTTTCTATCTGTAAGACTAATTTTGTCTTACCTTTTAGTAGTCTATGATACATCTCTCTAGGTATCATAACTTCTTTTCCTTCTCTTAATTCTATTGGTAGACTCCCATTAAATTGAAATCGCCAACCTTCTCCTTCTATAACTGTTACTTTTCGTTCTTCTTTGTCTCGATGCCAAACCATTTCATCACTACTCACAGTAGAATAGAATGTTCTTAAGTTCCCGTCTTCCTCGTAAGGATTACCAGAAATAATTTCCACCACCACTCATTCCCAACTGTTTAGCATAAGTAGGCAATCTACAACTCCAATATCTTGCAGATGTTTTATCATTTGCTGTATCACAATTATGTCTTGCAGCAAAGTTCTTTCTTGCTTCTGGATCGTCTAACTTAACTGATAGATTACCACCACCTTCTTTTGCTCCGAATGAGACTTTTTTAATCTTATCACCGTCTTTAACATACACATAGAACTTTTTAGCTCCACCTCTTTTAGGTTTGTTAAGTTCTTTCTCGTCTTCTTCAACCATAGGAGAATCTAATGGTACATGTCTACCTTCATATAATCCGTAGTCTATATGTTCTAAAAATGTTTTCATTTTGAGTTCTTTGCTTTATTATAAGCGTCTATATCAACAGAATTTTTATTGCCCATTTTCTCACCAGAACCTTTTTTTATTCTTTCTTTCTTCTTTCTGATATTATCCCATAGACCTTCGTTTGATTCACCTCTAACCTTATCAGCTAAGTCTTTGTCTGCTTTACCCCAAGTTCCTTTACCTTTAGTGATAAAAGAATTAACTCTTGCGTGACCCCATTGTACTGCTGTAGTACCTGGTCTATGTCCTGTCTGCCATGCTTTAACACCTCTCTTGAATACTTGTTTGAGTATTCCTACAGGGATCCCTGACTTCTTAGACTTATCATTCAATGACTTATCCGCATCACCTTCACCAAACATCTTTTTAAATTTTTGTGTATGTTTACTTGGTGTAGTCTTAGCATCTTTATCACCAGGTGCAGGAGACTTACTACCTTTCTTGAAGTGATTAGCTCTTGCTTCTTTATCTTTCTTACTCAAACCTTTATAGTATTTCTTTGGTTGTGTTCCGTCAACATCATCAACATGAGGGTCTTGTTCTTGTTTTCTTTCTTCTAAGTCATTATCTAACTTAAGAAACAATTTACCGTCTTGTTGTTTCTTATCAGTCACTTTCATACCTACTGATTTAGCTACTTGATTGATGAAACCTAAACCGTCCCTAGAGTTTCTTTGATATTTTTTACCCATTTGAGACTTAAGTTCTTTTGTGATTACATCTAAAATGTCTTGAATGTTAGCTACTAAACTACCTTCATCTATTTGTTTTTTGTCCATATTATTTATCCCAATTCTTAGCTACTGTAAAGTTATTGAAACTGAATTCCATTTTATCTACTATTTTAACAGCACCACCAGTTTTGTCAATAGCTACATATCCTTCTGGAGCTACTACCTTTAATCCATTGTCCGTCTTAACGAATGTCCTTGCTAAACCTTTAGCGGAATCCATTTTCTTAATAATCATCAATTTAGCTTCAACCAAAAATCTCATAAAGTCTACTACATTTTCTAGTGTTGATAATGAACTGTTAATCATTCTTAGATTTTCTCTAAGTTTAGAATTCTGTACATCATTATCACCTTTGTTCTTTTTCCACCATGTAGTAAAATGAGCTACATATCCTTTGACAGCTTGTTTACCTTTCGGTAACTTCTTTCCAGCTCTTGTATATGTATTTAGGTATGTTTTGAACCCAGAACCTACTGCTGATGCGCCAAGACTGTCTTGCCATGTCATAAATTTACTGAATGATGATGAATTGATCCTATGAAACTGACTACCTGCTGCAGACAATAACTTAGTTACTTGTGCTGTCTCTCCTGTTGTGAAGTTAGCTTTACCTGAAACATCTCTGTATGTAGCATCGTCTTGCCATACCGACGAACTTTTTCCTGGTATTTTAGCACCGAATGAAGCTTTTAAATCTTCTATAGTCTTACCTTTGTATGTTGTATGCCAGACAATACCTATCTTAGCTTTTTGTATGTCTCTACCAATCGTAGAATCTTTCTCAACTGCATAGAGAATTGTGTTTGGTTGAAATGTTATGTGACTTTTACCTTCGATATCCATTGTAGAAGTATCGTTAGTAAACATTAAATCACCTTGTAATATCTCTGTCATTCCTAGTTTAGAGAATTCAGCTAATGCTACTTTAAACTTACTAGCTAACTCACCTGATAACTCTGCATCTATCTCTGAATTTGTGTGATAGAACTTTGGTGTCTTATTGAATAGTGACTTCTTAGCTACAAAGAATTTACCTGTTTCAGGATGTG